CGAAGTACTTGCCGGAGAACAACGGCGAAGAGAACTTGGAATGGGAAGCGAGACGAGATCGGACGTTCCTTCTCACCTCGTTTCGAGACGCGATTCTCAAGACCGTTGCTCGACCGTTCTCTCGCCCTGTCCAAATCGCTGGCGAGGACAACCCTGACATCGTTGACGAAGTCGCGAAAGACATGGACCTTGCTGGCGCAAGCCTTCACGACTTCGCTCACGACGCGTTCGAGGACTGCGTTCGCTACGGCAAGTGCCACGTCTTCGTTGACTTCCCGAACAACCCGGAACGATCCATCACGAAGCGGCCGTATTGCATTCTCTACTCGCCGCGTGATGTCTTGGCATGGCGACACGAACGGGACGCGGATGGCGAGGATAAACTCACGCACCTCCGCGTCAGAACCCGATCGATCGAAGCGAAGGGAGATTGGGGTGAGGTAGCGATCGATCAGATCAAGGTCTACGACGCTCCGCTGGATGAGAAGAAGGTCCAAGGACAGACCACGTTCCGAACCTTCACGCAGGAAGAAGGAAAGGATACTTGGGTCGAGGACACGACCGAGAAAGGAACCGGGGTGCTGGACTATCCGGGCATTCCGTTCATCACGATCTACACGAACAAGCTCAGGTTCTTCGTAGCTACGTCACCGTTCGATGATCTTGGTTGGTTGAACATCCGGCACTGGCAAACCACGTCGGAGCAGAACAACATTCTGCACATCGCACGGGTGCCGATCCTCGTCGAAGCTGGAGTACCGGAAACGAAAGGTGGTCCTCGCACGATCGGATCGGGTCGACGCATTCGGACACCTGGACCGCAGGAAGCGAAGATTTACTACGCGGAGCACAGCGGCAGAGCGATCGATTCCGGGTTCAAGGATATCGAGACGCTTGAAATCAAGATGCTCCGTCTCGGAAGCGAAGCGTTCGAGCAGAGGGAGAAGACAGCGACCGGTGAGCGAATCGACGATAGCAAATCCAGCAGCCAAGCCCAGCAGTGGGTGATGTCGCTAGAGCAAGGCTTCAAGAGAGTCTTCGAGGCCGTGCAGGTTTGGGATCAGTTGAAGATGGGCGAGTCGTTGCGCGAAGGGCTTCCAGAGGATTTTGGCGTGGTTGTCTGGTCAGACTTCCAGGACATCGGCGGCGGTGTGAACGATCAGTCTCTCGATGCTGGCCGTGCACGAGGCGACGTGAGCCAGCGCACTTGGTTGGGAGAGATGCAACGGGGCGGGAAGATTTCGGAGACGGTCGACATCGACGAAGAGATCCAAGCCACGCAGGACGAGATCCAGCCACCGACTCCACCGCCGATACCGACCGCGAAACCACCGGAAGTGATCGATGGCGACGCGGCGGCGTAGTGGCCGCAGGAAATCGGTCGCCTCAAGCCGCAAGAGCAGCCGCAAGCTGACCGTCAACCAGCAACTGCTGGATCAGACCATCTCTCGGGCGTTGGATCTTGAGAGTCTGAAGAAGGGGCAGGCTCGGAAGATCCTCGCCGCGCTGAACAAGGACACCTACCCGAAGATCTTGGCAGCGGTCGGCAAGCTCGAAGCGTTGGAGATCGAGGATTGGGGCGGCGTGGTCCGCGGCGGCAACAAGGAGTACCAGCGCATCCTGGCCGAGATCCGCGGCATCATCGAGGACGCCGCGGACAAGACCATCAGCACCATGTCGACGGACATGAACAAGTTCGCCCGGATGGAAACCCAGTGGCAATCCGCGGTGCTGAAGGACGCCCTACCGGTGAGCCTCAGATTCGACCGAGTGAGCCCGACGCTGCTGAAGGCGATCCAGACGAACAGGCCCGCGAACGGGCACCTGATGAACGACTGGTACAAGGAGACGTACGACGCGCTCGATCGCGAAGTCGTCCAAGCCATTCAGAACGGCATCGCGAACGGTGACTCGGTCCAGGAGATAGTTCGCGCCCTGCGTGGTACACGATCGAAACGCTTCAAGGACGGGTTGCTTGACAAGTCGAGAAGGCACACCGAGGCCCTAGTCCGTACCAACGTCACCCACACGTCGTCGCAGGCTCGTGAGTTGACCTACGAGGCTGTGAACAACGGCACGATGGGCGACCTGCACGGGAACCGGAAGACGCCGCAAGTCCCGCTGATCAAGGGCATCCTGTGGGTGTCGACGCTTGACACGAGAACCAGCCTGATATGTGCTGGCCTTGACGGTACGCTGTTCCCGGTCGGAGAGGGCGAACGGCCGCCGGCCCACGTTTCCTGCCGTTCGACCACCGTACCGCAAACCGCCTCGTGGAAGGAATTGGGCATCGACTTGGGCGAAGCCCCCGAAGGAACCCGGGCCAGCATGGACGGGAAGGTGGCAAAATCCGTGACGTACGGGGACTGGCTGAAGGATCAGAGCGCGGCGAGACAGGTGGAGGTTCTGGGCAAGAGCCGTGCGAAGGCGTTCCGGGCTGGCGAGGTCAAGATCGGCCAGTTCACGAACGATCGGCTGCAGACGAAGACGCTGGACAAGCTTGGGATCGATGTGCAGAGGGGAAAGCGGAAGTCGGCATGATCTCCCGAGATCTGGTGCGATCTCATGAGATCCCATGAGAATCCCAGTGGAAATCCATTGGAATCCCGGGATTTCCCCGGTTCTAGGTAGATTCCGGTCGGCGGCGCCAGAATCTTCGGGAAACCCTTGAACAAACCAACCCCGCCCCTATATTGATCCCCGTTGGCCGAGTTGGCTGGCACGAACCAGGAACCCGGAACCAAGACCATGAACGCACCCCTCAACTTCCGCCATGTCCACAACGGCCAATCTGGCATCTTCACTTTCTTCACGAAGCGTGCCGCGGATGCTGCGGCCAAAGCGGCGGGATGGCGCGTCTCTGATGTGTCCCTGGCAGCGAACCGTTTCGGGGAGTTCTGGGTGATCTGTCAACAGATCGACTCCGAGACCATCCGCGTGGTGGGCCACGGCGGGCCTGTAGACATCCCCTTTCAGGCTGCCCCTAACCGCATGATCACAACCGATGGTAGCAGTTGAGGCTGCCGGGTCCGCGGCTACTCGCCGCGTTGACGAGTCCCACAGGACGAAACCCTATGAGTGAGCCTTACGACACGTTCTTCATCGAGATCGACCACGCTGCCGCACCGTTCCCGTGGCTGGAAAGTCTGCCGTTCCTGCAAGCACACGCAGACCGTTTGGGGATAACGATTCACTGGAGTTACGGCCGCAATCTCATCATCGCGACTCCGGGCGGAGCCAAACCGCAGATCATCGAACTGTCGTCCACGGCAGAGAAGAACGCCCAACCACAGGAGGCGACGATGCCTGATCTGATACGGCACGATGTGCACTTGGCCTACGTGGACGGGATCGCCACCGGGACGGAGTTCATCCCAGCGCACGCCGGCGACTGGGTGCGTGCAGACCTAGCCATAGAACGCATTGCCGAGTTGGAGGCCGACCGAAGCATCCGCGACGCAAAGGCGGATGGCGAGCGCATCGAACGACTCATCTTCGAACTCGCCGACCTGGAGCGCGATCTTTCCGTTGCGCGTGATGTCATCCCGAAGCGACTCAAGGACAAGCCCCTTCCAAAAGCAATCAGCACACTCGTCGTTGAGGGAGTGGTGAAGGGGGCTGATCTTGCCAAGCTGAAGGCGGTGGTACCGCCGCGTCCGTTGAATGAATACCACGAAGACATGGGCGCTGTGCTGTGGACCCGGGTGCCGATCGAGGAGGCGCCCTGGTGTGGCGGGCTGGATGATTCCGATTGGCCTTACGACAACCAAGACTTCGGGATGTTCTTCGTGCCGCTTCCGGCCGCATTCTCCGAATCGTGGAACGACCTCGCCGCCATCGACGACCACGGAGACGGATCATGAGTGGTCACACGTCAGGCCCTTGGCGAGTCGAGTTCGACGGCGACCAGTGGTGGATCATGGCGGGCGAAGCCTACGACGACCGAGAAGGCGTCCGTGTCATCGCTGCGGTGGCACCTGACACCAAGGCGTTCGAACCCGAAGAGGCGGACCGACGGGCCGCGGCAGACGCCCATCTGTTAGCCGCCGTGCCTGATCTGCTGGCCGCGCTGAAAGACTACGTCGCGCTGGACGAGAGCACCCCGGGCGCAGAAGCCGAGCCAGTATTTACCCAAGCCCGCGAAGCCATCGCCAAAGCC